AAGTCTTCGCTCGTGACCTGAATCTGACCGAGAAGGTCATCGTGCTGCTCGGCCGAGATGGCGCAGTACACCGGCTCGCCGTCAAGATCGACTTCGTTCTCCATCAGGATTCGGCGCGCTTCACGCAGCTTGTCCACCGTGAGGCCCACGTTGCCCGAGGCAGCGTAGTTCACAGCAACCTGCTGGTTGGCGGTGTCGAACGAGGTGCTCGTACCGCCGGCTTCGCCCGTCTTGTTGGTGCCGAAGATGCCGTTGATGATGACATCGTCGATCGCACGGCCCATCGCGTAGAGACCGTTCTGCGAGTAGGCAGACTGCGGGTCAGCGAGGAGACGGAGCTTGTCGAAGTTGTCGATCAGGTCGGCCCAGTCGAAGTCTTCCGGGAACACCCAACGACGGTTGTTCGGGGTGTTGACCGGGACGATAGGCTGGTAGCGGGTCGAAACGGCACGCGCCGAGGTGGCACCGTACTGCGTCGCGACTTCCGATTGTTTGCCCTTGTACGAACCAGTCTGCACCGCAGAGCGCAGCTTGGAGCCTTTCTGCTGCAGGAGCAGCGAGATGTTAGTGCCGTATTGGACGGCATAAACGCTTGCAATATTGTCGGCCATGATAGCCCTCCAAAAACAAAATTAATGATGTTCTCGGATGGCTTGTCCGTTACCGGGGCCAGAATCCTTGCCAGATACGCTCCGACCGGGCGGCCGTCTTTCCGGCTGTCAGCGGGGTCTTACGACTTGCCCGGTCTTCAGGAAAAGGCCGGGAGGAAAACCCTCCCGGCAACCCGTCACATGAAGAAAACACTCATATCGGATGGTACTGATACACAGTCACGCTTGCAACTATTCCTCGCCTGTGTCTGGGTTCGCCATCCGGTTGAGCCGCATCATCTCCTCGATTGCACCCTGACGCACTCGCTCGTCGGTGTTCAAATAGCGAGACATGAACTCCTGATCCGCGAACATTCCAGCGATCTTGTTCTTGGCCTGTTGCGGGGTCATCGCGTTGCCGCTCGGTGCATCGCTTGCCACGAAGTCAGCCTCGGCGAACTGGGAGCCGATCGCGTGAAAGAGCTTCATCAGTTTGCTCGTACCCATCGCACGCTCCATCGCGTCGAAGGTCGACTCGTCGATGCCAGCCTCCTTGCTGAACTTGAGCACGGCGCGCTTGGCGAGCTCCTCGTTCTGGGCTGCGGCTGCGCCCCACTCACGCTGCAGCTCCTTGTACTCGGCCTCTGAGCGACTCGAGAAACTCTCCTGCTCCAGCTCGATGCGCTTGGATGATGCCTCGTTCCACCACTCGGCGAGACCCTTGGCTTGCTTTGCGGTCAGGCCCAGCTCATGCAGCACCGGAGCGGCCGCCTGAGCGAACGAACCATCGTCCCCTTCCGGCACAGGCAGTTCGTACTTGTCTGGGCTCTCAGGGCGTCCCAAGCGGTTATAGACGGCAGTCCAGCCCTCGGCGTCATCGTCAGACTTGGGGGCAAGGATCGTCCTGCCGGCCTTGTCTGCGCCAAAGACCTTCTCAAGGTTCTGGTATGAAAGCAGCGCATCTGCTGGCCCCTTCCATCCCTTCGCCTTGACTAGTTCACCGAGCTGACTGCTTGTGTTCTGATCGAGCCCTTCCGGCGCGTACCATGCAGGAGCCGCTGCCGGGGTAGTCGGGTTACCTGCTTCTGCAGACCCTTGATCGTCACTCATCTCTGAAGTCCTCTTGCAAATTGGTCAAGGTTCGTTCGTCCAAGTGCAGCGCCTCGACAATCATCTGCACAGTCTCCTGTCGGCCAACCATTCGGCCAACCTGGAACATATCCACCTGAGCGCCCGGTGCTGCCGGCGGCTTGCCGAGCTTTGCGAAACGCTTGAGGTGGGCGAGCACGGCCTGTCCGTCCTGAGACAGTTGGTTGCTCTGGGGATCGTAGAAGATGCGCTTGTACGCTCGGGTACGGTGCAGAACTTGCTTGATCCGAGCCAGCATCATCGTGCTTCCGTTCATGGGATTTCCTGATTGTTTGGCATGACCCATTGCTGCCATTGCTTGAAGTGTTCGCCGCCGCAGCGCACCACGCCGCCGAGGAGTCCATGCACCGAGTCGTGAGCGCAGCCATAGCCCTGCCCGTTCCAAGGGCAGCACCAGATGCAAGATCGGCAAAGCTCAGGGGCTTGCCATACGGTGTCGTTCATTTGTAAAGCTGACGGACGTTGTGTGCGACGACAAACGAGTAGATGCCGATCATCAATAGAAACACCCAAACCGGGATCAAATCGATGACCGAGAAGAAGAGCAGAATAATCATGCATTTTACCAGCACCAGACCGTTAACGGTGCCGAGCTTGGTAAATATCCAGTTCATCACCGGGTTCAATTCTTTGCCGCCCTGCATCAGGATTCTGAGCGTCGTGTAGGCGTCGAGCGCCTGAAGTACGGCAAAGGCTAGGAACAGCCCCTCTTTCATACCGTCTCTCCTCTGAACCATGCCTGACCATGCTGCACCACGCATATCTCTGGCTCGAGCAGTCGCCCGCCTCGGAACGTCAGCACAGCGAAACCTGATGCCCAGTTGAGTGGGCCAGCCTCGGTATAGTTGAATTGCGGGCCGTTCGGCTCCGCGAGTGTCCCCGTATCGACGCCGTATCTACGGCCGCGATAGTCGGCCCAAGGCGTCACCTGCAGCTTGTGCAGATGCCCGTGGACGTAGTGGACGCCTGATCGCAGGGTCGAGTTATAGGCCGAATGCACGCCTCCCGAGACGGGCCTGTGACGCACCGTTGTCCAGCCCTCTGTGCTCGGGTTGATATGCAGCGCCCAGCCGGCACGCCAGCGAGGGAGATAGTCGAGCAGGGACATCCCCGTCATCTCCTCGAACTCGCCGACCCGGCTGGACAGGTAGTTCTCAAATCGTGCGTCGTGGTTGCCGATCGTGCGGATGATCCGCGCACCGTTACCGGCTCGCTCAATCTCAGCGCACCGATCCTGCACGGCAGCGATCTCGTCCTTCACCTGCGGCTGCTGCTCCCACATGATGCGTGCGTGGCGACTGATCCGAGCGCCATCAAGTATGTCGCCGTTCAGCACAATCATGGCTGGACTAAGTTTCTTGGCTAACCTGCAGAGCGCCTCATGCGCGACCGTGACGATACCGGGCCAGTAGTGGCAGTCGCTCGCGACCAGCACGACGCCATCGAGCACGGCCTCGACCATGTCCTTTTCGTACTTCTTGGCTCGGGTCATCGCAAGCTGGTCTTTGGCAATCGCGATTTTGTTGGCATCGCCAATGGGCGGTACCTTGTACTCGGCCGGCATCGCGATACCGTGCGCGCTCTCGAGGCGCCGCCTTCGATGCAGCACAGCTCTCGACGATACGCCGATGGCTTTCGCGACTGCTGATGGGCTTTTTAGACGACTCCAAATGGCTATGAATTCTTCGTCAGAACAGGCTGGGGCTGGCATTGATCACCTACGGGTTATCTTGATGCCGAGTTCCTTTCGGCGCTCATTGGTTTGTTTGTCATCGCGTAACGCCCGCCACTCTAGGTAGCCGTCGACGAGACGCATCTCCTCCTTGTGAACCAGAGCACAATCGCAGCATTCGGTGTGCGTGTATCCGCGAACGCGGTACCACTTTCCTTCTTCCATCTGCACGACTGTCATCTTTTTCTTCGGCATCAGAATAGCCTCGCTTCTGCCGCCCTTCTGCGAACGAGTCCCGGCAGCACCTTGCCGCCACCGCGAACCCACTTCGATAGTTGTTCCTTTGCGCCGCCCCAGTCGGCTTCGTTGACCCGCCGCCGTAGCGTGCTGGCTCGATACCTGGCTGATCCCAAGTTGTATGCGAAGTCGATCATGGCGCCGAGTGCGCCGGGATGATGGATGAGGTTGGGCGAGGCACGCAGTACGCCAGCGGCGTAGTTGTACCTGAGTTCATGCAGCAGCCACCCCTCGGCCTCTGCCTTACTGATCGGTGAGTGATCCATTGTGACTCTTGATCCATCCGGCTTGTAGACCGTGCCGTAGCCGATCGTCCAATAGCCCGCCGGGCAGATATATGGTTTTGACCTAAAGCCCTCGAAGTGTTTGCAGAGGTCGGCCGACAGGCTTATGGCCTCATCGATTGCGCTCATAGACGCGACCGACGAACCAGAAACTGAGAATCATGTTGAGCACAGCCATATCGTCTGAGCCCCACATCG